AAATCAAGAAAGTATGGTTTAAATGTTCCTGTAGGTACTTGGATGGGATCAGTTAAGGTAAACAACGATCAAATATGGGAGGAGTTTGTAAAAACAGGTAAGGTTAAAGGTTTTAGTATAGAGGGTTACTTTGCAGACAAGATGGAAAGACCTAAAGAGCCTGTAAATGACTTTGAAGAAGAAGCAGAAGAAAAATTAGCTGTTATTAGAGGCATTATTAGAGATGGCGAGAAATATAGTTAGTGTTTACGTTAAACCAAAAAGAAAATCACATCCACACAGCAAAAATGCAAGTGTAGGACAAACAGGATATAAAAAAAAATATAAAGGACAAGGAAGATGAGTAAAAGAATAAGTAAAATGCTTTTCAGCAAAGAAAGAGTAGAGTTAGGTTTAATCGATGATGCCTTAAGATTTGTTAAAGGAATTAGAGAGTTTGGAAAAAACATAGATATTGATGAAAAAGAATTTAACGAATTACAAAAAGCTATCAAAGGTGATATAAATTTTTTAGAAGAAGATATGGATGAGGTGAAAGATGGTTTAAAAAAAGTAGAAACAGCAGCAAAAGAATTAGGTGTTAGTCCCAACGACATACCAAAATACAAAGAAGCATTAGATGCAGTAGCATACGGAGAGAAGCAATTACAAAAAGGTAAACAACTTTTAAAGTAATATGAAAAAATTTGAAACACCAAGTAAGACAAGCCCTAAAGGGGGACGTAGAGGTTGTTTATGTAAAGATGAAACCTATTCAGTAAAGTGCTGTAAGGGTAATATAATAAATCAAGGAATCGGTAAAATATAAGTTATGAGAAAAAAAGCAATGCAAAATGTTTCTACAGTAACAAAAGTAGAATTAGGGAGTGCAAAAGAAATACAGCAAAAAAATAAAGACTTATTTCAAGCATTAAAAGAGGCTGATAGAGCTTGGAGAAATTATCAAGATTATTTGACAGGAGCAGATAAGCCTTATGTCAAAATGATTGATGCTAACAATGAGCTTTTAGGTGCAAGGCAATTTGCTGATGGTGCTGCAAAACGATTTGTGAAAGCAGGAAAAGAATTAGGTGTAGATGTTTCAAGTAATGCAGATTATAAAGCAATGATTACAAATATAAAATCAGCTCAAGATGTATCTTCATTAATCAGAGGTTTTGATGATCCATCTAAATTCCAATAATATAAAAATGCAAATATAAATTTTAACACGTTATAGTAATATGAAATCAACAGAAATCTTAAACAAAATCAAAACTTTCTTAGGAGAGGAAAAAATTGAGCAAGAAGAAACTCAATTAGAAGAATCACAAGAGAAAGTCGAGTTAGCACAAGCTAAACTTGATAATGGTACAATTTTAGAAGCTGAGGCTTTTGAAGCAGGAAACGAAATCTTTATTGTTACTGAAGATGAAAGAGTAGCAATGCCTGTAGGAGAATATATGATGGAAGATGGTCAAATGCTTGTAGTAAGCGAAGAGGGAATCATCGGAGAGATCAAAGCACAGGAAGAAGAAGTAGAAGCTGAAGAAGAAGAAGTAGTAGAGGCTGAATATGTATCAAAAGAAGAATTTAACTCTGCCGTTGAAGAAATCAAAGGTATGATTAACGAGCTTAAGGAAGTTAAAGAAGAAATGGCTGAAGTAGAGGAGCAAGTAAAACAAGAACTTAGCGAAACTCCTGCAACTGAGCCTATCACTCACAATCCTGAGGCTAAAGAAAAATTTAAAGTAAACTTTGGACAAAACAGACCTGAGACTGCTTTAGATAGAGTAATGAAAAAATTAACCAACAATTAAAATTTAAAAAATGCCAAATCCAACAATTACAGCAAGTAGTTATGCAGGAGAGTTTGCAGGGAAGTATATTGCTGCATCTTTATTGACAGCAAAAACCTTAGATGATGCTGCTATTACTATTATGCCAAACATTAAGTACAAAGCTGCTATGAAAGTAGGGGCTTTCTCAAATTTAGTAAGAAGTGCTGACTGTGACTTCGATGCAACGACTTCAGGTCTTACACTTACTGAAAAAGTATTAACACCAACTGAATTACAGGTAAACCTACAGATTTGTAAAAAAGAATTACATTCTGATTGGGAAGCTGCTCAAATGGGCTTTAGTGCGTTTGACAACTTACCTCCACTATTCTCTGACTTTGTTATCGCAAGAGTAGCAGCAGAGGTTGCAAGTGCAACTGAAACTTCTATATGGGCAGGTGCAGCAGGAGAGGGTAACTTCGATGGTTTAGCTACATTAGCAGGAGCAGACGCAACTGTAGTAGATGTCGCTAAAGCAACTGTAACATCAGCAAACGTAGTTGCTCAATTAGGAGCTATTGTAGATGCTATTCCATCAGGAGTTTACGGAGCAGATGACCTTGTTATTTATGTATCACAAAACATCTATAGAGCTTACATTAGAGCTTTAGGTGGATTTGGTGCAGCAGGTTTAGGTGCAGCAGGTTACGACAACAAAGGTAACAACCAATCATTAGGAGGTTTATTCTTTGATGGTATCAAGATTTATCCAACATCAGGTTTAGCAGATAACAATGCAATGGCTGCAAGATCAAGTAACTTATTCTTTGGAACAGGTCTATTAAATGACAGAAACGAAGTAAAAGTTATTGATATGTCAGATATCGATGGATCACAAAACGTAAGAGTAGTAATGAGATATACAGCAGGATGCCAAATTGGTGTAGGTGCTGACGTAGTTCTTTATTCTTAATATTTTAACTAACATATAAGAGGGTGGGTATTAATCTGCCTACCCTTTTTTAATAACTCAAAATTATGGCTTGTACATTAACAACAGGTAGAAAAGTCCCTTGTAAATCGGCAGTAGGTGGTCTAAAGACTGTTTACTTTGCAGATTACGGTACTCTTGGCACTGCTACGATTACAGGAGGAGAGGTTACTGCATTAGCAGGAAGTCCTGCTTTATTTCAGTTTGATATAAAAGGTAATTCTTCTTTAGAAACAGCAGTAAATAGTTCAAGAGAAAACGGAACTACATTCTACGAATCAACATTAAACTTGACACTTACGTTTCTTGAAAAAGCAACACAGGAAGAACTAAAATTAATCGCACACGCAAGACCACACGTTTTTGTAGAAGATTATAATGGTAATTACTTTGTGATGGGATTAGAACACGGAGCAGAGGTTACAGGTGGATCGATTGTAAGTGGAGCTGCTATGGGAGACCTAAGTGGATTTACTTTAACTTTAGTAGCACAAGAAACTGCACCACCTTACTTTATTACAGGATCAGTTGTAACAGGAGATGCAAGTGCAACACAAATAACACCTAATTAAAAATAATTTTTGTATATTTATAAAAGTTTTCATCAATTATATTTAGTTTTTTGAATTAAGGGGGAGTTTTCGGACTCCTCTTTTTTTATACACAAAATTTAAAGTTTGTACGTTATATAAGTATGATACACTTAACGACATCTGCATCAGCTCAAACTTTAAAAGTAATACCAAGAAGTTATGCAAGTTCTGTTAGTATGATACTGAGAGACGATTCAACAAACACCTCAACGACATACACAGTAAGCACTACAACAGACAAAAACTATTTAGTAGTATCAAAAGCATTAAGTCCTGTACTTGTAGAGGGTAGATTCTACGACCTTACGTTAAAAGAGGGAAGTAATGTGATATATAAAGATAAAGTTTTTTGTACAAATCAAACTATTTCAAGTTATTCAGTAAATAATGCAGAATATACTGTACCAACAGGAAACGATGTCTACGATAATGATTATATTGTAATATGAAAAATAAATCAGATTTAAGTATAGTAAATTTAAGCACTTACACTTCACCACAAGTAAAAGAGGTAAGAGGCAAAGACTTCATCGAGTATGGGGAAGACAACAACTATTTCCAATATTTAATAGACAGATACAACGGAAGTCCTACTAATAACGCTATTATAAACGGTGTTAGCGAGATGATCTACGGAAAAGGGTTAGATGCTACTAACTCAAATAGAAAGCCTAATGAGTACGCACAAATGAAGTCTTTATTTAATAAGGATTGTGTAAGAAAACTATGCTATGATCTTAAATTAATGGGACAATGTGCTGTGCAAGTTATATATTCTAAAAACAGAGCTAAGATTGTACAGTTAGAACATATGCCGATTGAGACTTTGAGAGCTGAGAAGTGTAACGAAAAAGGAGAAATAGAGGGTTACTATTATTTTAGTGATTGGTCAAAGTACAAGCGAGGAAACGAATTAAAAAGAATACCTGCATTTGGAACTTCTAAAGAGGGGTTAGAAATACTTTACATTAAACCTTATAGAGCAGGTTTTAAGTATTATAGTCCTGTAGATTATCAAGGCGGAACACAATACGCTGAATTAGAGGAGGAGATATCCAACTTCCATTTAAACAACATACTAAACGGACTTGCACCAAGTATGTTAATCAACTTCAACAATGGAACTCCTGATCCTGAGCAAAGAGAAATGATAGAAAGAAGAATCTATGAAAAGTTTAGTGGCTCAAGTAATGCAGGTAAATTTATTTTAGCATTTAACGACAATCCTGAAACGGCTGCAAGTATAGAGCCTGTACAGTTAAGTGATGCACACCAACAATACGAGTTTCTAAGCAACGAAAGTTCTAAAAAGATTATGGTAGCTCACAGGGTAGTAAGTCCTATGTTATTTGGTATAAAGGATGATACAGGTCTTGGTAACAACGCTGACGAATTAAAAACAGCTTCTATCTTATTTGACAACTTAGTAATTAAAGGCTTTCAAGGGCTTTTAATAGATGCCTTTGACCAAATACTTGCTTACAACGATATCTCTTTGCATTTGTACTTTAAAACGCTTCAGCCACTTGAATTTACAGACTTAGAAAACGTAGAGGACGAAGAAACAAAAGAAGAAGAAACAGGAGTTAAATTAAATGAAGAAAAACCCATTAATGAAGCATTACAAAACTTTATTGATATGGGTGTAGATGAGGAAGAACTTTTAGAAGATTTTGATTTAGTAGATGAGCAAGAGGTAAACTATGATTTTGAAGATGAAATGGATGAGCTTATAGAAAATGCTAACGAGCAAATTAATTTATCTACAGGAAGTGCAAAACCTTACAGAGATAGTGAACAAGATGGTAAAACTAAAGCAGGTAAATTATTAGGCTATACATTCTTAGTAAGATACAAATATGCACCAGAGAGAACTACAAAACGACAAGGAGCAAATGTAAGTAGAGATTTTTGTAGAGAAATGATAAAAGCTAAAAAAGTTTATCGTAAAGAAGATATTGTAGCTATGGGTAGTCAATCTGTTAATCCTGACTTTGCAGGTAAAGGCAAAACGACATACTCTATATGGTTATATAAGGGAGGAGCTAGATGCCATCATTATTGGTCTCGTAGAACATATCTTAGAAAAGATGGTAATAAAAGTTTAGGTAAAAAGCTATATGATTCAGAGGCTAAGAGGCGAGGTTTTATAGCTCCTAAAAACGATAAAAAAGT